ACTTATAAAAACATCGGATTCTACTACTGCTTCCACCGACAGTCGTGATTATATACGTTCGGGAGGCCGAATATCTGAAGAAAACATTGGCGCGGCTAGGGCCGGCGGCCCTGAAATAGAAACGGCAACTTCCAGCGTTCCGGCTATTTCTCCGGAAATCAAAGCGATGCTAAATGAAGGCACCAAGTCGTCGAAAGAATTAGAACGACTTATAAAAACTACATCTGCTTCTACTACTGCTTCCACTGACAGTACTACTGAAATGTCGGAATCAGTAAAGAAATTTAAAGATGAATTACTTAGTACAGGCAATATGCTGAATAGGTTCAAGCAAGCATTAGATGCTCTATCACAACTGATGTTCAATATGTCAGGTAATACTGGAAATACTTCGTATACTGGCTCATCCAATACCCCTGCAGCAGGCCCGTCCCGAGTACCCTCAAACTTAGGATCATACATGGCTGCGACAGCCATGATCGAATCAGGGGGCAGAGCGGATGCTAGAGCAACAACTAGTTCTGCCGGCGGCATGTTTCAGTTTTTGGACTCAACTTGGAAACAGTTAACTAAAGAGATGGGCAAAGACTATTCTCTACAAGATAAGTTTGATCCAAAAAAAGCCGCAGAAGTTATGGCTTATTTTACTGAAAAGCAAAGAAAGCAACTTGAAAAAGGTACTGGTAGAAGAGCATCTAACACAGATTTATATATGGCTCACTTTTTGGGCGCCGGCGGCGCAACTCAATTCTTGAATGCGATGGCTCAAGACCCAAATGCTATTGCAGCAGATTTAGATCCACGAGCAGCCCGCGCCAACCGAAACATCTATTATGATGGAAATCGTGCTAGAACGTTAGGTGAAGTGTATGCGTTGATGGACAAAAAAATGAGCACCGCAACAGCGCAGGTCCAGAAAGGTGCTACCCCCGAATTTGTTCAGCAATTGGCTAGAGCTGGAGGACCACAACTTGCTGGAGGACCTCCAGCAGACGCTACCCTTATATCTAGCAAGCCTGATAATGTAAAATTAGGAGACCGCGCCGACTTATCTGGTATGAATTCTACTTTGCTTTCTAGGTTCTTTACTGCTGCCAAAGAGTTTGGACGCTCTATAACAGTAAACAGTGCATATCGGTCCGATCAACATCAAGCTGAGCTTTGGGTAAGGGGTAACATTTTAGGGGAACCGGGTATTCACACCGCTGCTAGACCAAAGAGTGACACTACTATTACTTATGGGGGAAAGCAATACAAAGTAGAAGGATCAGGTGTCGGTAGCAAACACGGCCGCGGAGAAGCACTGGATATAAGCACAGCCCGTAGAGATTTCGATCCGTACTTGCACAAATACGGATTGCATCGTCCTTTCCAAAATGACCCCCCTCACGTAGAATTGAAAGCAGAAAAGGGGGGAGTATTCACTGGTCCATCTTCAGGATATCCAGCAACACTGCACGGCACTGAACTTATCGCCCCTCTAGTGAATGATTCAGCACTTATGATGTTAGCAAAATCACCTGCGACACAGTTAGATTCTCTCAAAGATATGAAAGATGATAAAGCATTTGGTTCATTGAGTTCAGCTAGTTTTACTCAAAAAACGATGACTGCTACGATCAATAAGATTGTAAGTGATATGAATTCTGAAAAGACTGCAACAGTTGAAAATACGATAAAGAATGATACGTTCGCGCGCAATGTCAATTTAGATAATACAAGACTTAATGTAGCAGTTATGGAATTGTTGAATGCAAAGTTGGACAGCATGGTAGATGCTATACGCACTACCAATGACATTTCTGAGAAGATATTGCGTGCAGCTAGGAATTAGATTAAGCAATTTCATGTTGTCTGACAACCAACATGGAAATGGTAAGCGTAGTGAGTCAAGAGATAAATATTAGTTATGAGCTATAAAAAGAAATTCCTAAATAAATCAGGCGTATCAAGTCCTATTTCTGGTCTTAGCAGCAATAGTGGGGCTTGGAACGGCAGTCCTGGTCAAAACGGTACGCCGACTGGTGGGTATAATAACACAGAATTCGGCTACAAGAACTACATGAGTAGACTTCCGGAAGTCTACACTGGGCATCCCAACAGAATTGAACGCTATAATCAATACGAAATGATGGATGTCGATGCAGAGATTTGTGCATGTTTAGATATCATCGCAGAGTTCTCTACCCAAAGAAATGAACACAACAAGACACCGTTTTCTTTCGAATTCAAAGAGACCCCTACTCCACATGAAGTAGAGTTGTTAAGTAAGCAATTGCAGCAGTGGTGTAAGCTAAATGAATTCGACGGCCGCATGTTTAAGATTTTCCGTAACGTGGTAAAGTATGGAGATCAAGTATTCGTGCGCGACCCCGAAAACTTCAAACTATACTGGGTTGACATGGTAAAAGTCATCAAGGTTATCGTTAATGAATCTGAAGGCAAGAAACCAGAACAGTATGTCTTGAAAGACATCAACATCAACTTACAGAACTTATCGGTAGCACAGAAAACCAATACTGACTTTGCTGCTAACCCTGCAACTGGTTTGGGTGGTACTGGAGGCGGTACCAACACTCCTTATACTGTTCCTGCAATGCCATATAATACTACGGGCTCACGATTCACATTGGGACAGAGTGAATCTGCGATAGACGCAAAACACATTATTCACTTGTCATTGACTGAAGGTCTTGATAGATTCTGGCCATTCGGCCAGTCGATCCTAGAGAACATCTTTAAAGTCTACAAGCAGAAAGAACTACTAGAAGACGCTGTTCTTATCTATCGTGTACAACGTGCGCCTGAACGTAGAATGTTCAAGATCGATGTTGGTAACATGCCAAGTCACTTGGCTATGGCATTCGTTGAGCGTGTTAAGAACGAGATTCACCAGCGCAGAATTCCTTCGCTTTACGGTGGACAATCAATAGTCGATGCTACTTACAATCCCCTAAGTATGAATGAGGATTATTTCTTTCCTGTAACCGCAGAAGGTCGCGGATCATCAGTAGAAGTTCTGCCTGGTGGTCAGAATCTTGGCGAGATCGATGACTTGAAGTACTTCAACAATCGTCTTGCTCGTGGTCTTCGTGTACCTTCATCTTACTTACCAACTGGACCAGACGATAACACGACTCCAATGAACGATGGCCGTGTCGGCACTGCTATGATTCAAGAATTCAGATTCAATCAGTACTGTGAGCGGTTGCAGAATTATATCGGTATGAAATTGGATGAAGAGTTCAAGTTATTCCTTCGCTGGAGAGGGTTCAACATTGATACTGGATTGTTCCAAATCACGTTTAATCCTCCCCAAAACTTCGCCGCTTATCGTCAAGCAGAGATGGATACAGCACGGGTGCAAACCTTCGCTTCTATGGAAGCATTTCCTTATATCTCTAAGAGGTTTGCTCTTGAAAGATTCTTAGGTTTGTCTGAAGAAGAAATCAAGAAGAACGAAAAACTATGGGAAGAAGAAAACAAGAAAGAAGTTGACATGTCTCCTCGAGGCTCTGATCTACGTAATATCGGGGTGTCTACTGGTGATTTCGAGGTAGACCGAAATACGGCAGACGAAATCGAAGCCGGTGAAGAAATGGGGATGGGAGGTCCGGAAGTTGCCGGACCAGTAGGAAGCCAAAGAGCGGAAGCAGTTCCTGGCGGCCCTGCCGGCCCAGTAGGCGGCGGCCCAATGCAAATCTAATAAATGAACGATTTTATAAAGTTTTTGTTGATCTGGATATCACAGCATTTAGCCATTCCATTCTGGATGATAGGACACATTCATCTAAGTATGAATATGAGTGTTTATCAAGACATACATCTAATATTGGCTTCGCTAGGAATGAATGTTATCGTGGCACTCGGCGTTTGGATAGATTATAAATCGCAAAAAGATAAATAAAATAAGGAGAACGGTATGTTATTAACTGAGGTGTTTGATACCCCTATTAATGGGCTACAAGATGTCAATGATGACAACAGTCAGCCAGTATGGCGCACCTCACGCAAGACCAAACTAACATTAAAACAGATTCGTAAATTACGACGCATGTTAGATGTTAGAAATTATGAGAAGAATATCTATCTTTCTAAAGTGCGAACTCAATATGGTTCTAAATCAGATTCTAGCGGTATGCCTCTGGGCATCTAAGATACCTAATCTTAAACACAAAATGCAAAAAATACAGAGTTAATACGCTGTTTTCTAAGATAGCGCATAAGTAACTGTGCAAGGCCATTTTCAATCAGGAGAAAATTCTAATGAATATCAAGAAGTATGAAGAACTAATCAACCTCGTAATAAATGAGAATGAAGAGCAAGCCCGCGAACTATTCCACGAAATCGTTGTTGAAAAATCACGCGAAATTTTCGAGTCAATCATGGCTGAAGAAATGGAAGAAGGAATGGTCGGCGAAGTAGGTGACTTAATGGACGAAATTAATGCCGAAGAAGAAGGCATGTCCGACGGCGATGAAGAAATCGATTTCGACCTCGAGGATGATGATTCAGAAGACGAAGACTTTGAGCAAGACATGGACATGGACATGGACATGGATAGCGACGACACCGAAAATGATGAAGTCGAAGACGCAGTGATCCGCATCGAAGATAAGCTTGACCAACTGATGGCTGAATTTGAAGACATCATGGGCGGAGATGAAGACGAAGACTTCGAAGAAGTCGATGCTGAGGAAATGAACGAAGGTCGCCCAGCGCACGAAATCGCATACGGTAAACTGCCACCTGTGCCTAAAACACGCGAACAAGCCAGCGCATACCTAAAAAAACTAAGAGATGAATTCCATGACGAATTCGGTGACGACGACTGGCTGTCCCCTGAAGATGAATATGATATACGCAAAGAACGCGGTCTTCTGCCAACCAATGAAGCTGTCGAGCTTCAGAAGGTTTCTGTAACTCACGGTGACAACGGTTCATACACCAAGAGCCCAGTCACTTTCAATTCAGGCAAAGCTGGCATGGACAGCAGACCAGTGAACTTTGGTGGTACTGATGAAAAGGGCCGCCCGGCTCCTACTCCAAAGGATCTAAAGGGAGCAGGTTCGTTCAAGAACAGTCCAGGGCAGAAGTCACAAGATTTGAGCGCAGCACCTAAGCCAAAATTCGGCGACAACGGTTCAAACACCAAGAGCCCAGTAGCAGAATCGCGCAAGCGTGCTCCAACTCGTAAACCAACACGCTAGTAGGAAACTAAAGATGTCTAGTGCGATCACTGAATCAGAACGTATAAGAAATCTTATCGATGCAATTGATGAAACATTGAATGAGAATTTTTTTGGTCCCAGTGTTGAAAAAATTAATAGAATGATTCAGCTTGCGATGCAGCCTTCCGACAGAGAGGGTATCGATACGCTGTTTGCGGGAGGGTTAGTTGATGCAAATGTATCAAAATATCTTCGCAAGGCGTTTCTAAGTATGCTAGCTTTGGTAAAAAGAGAGAATCCTGGTGCTGATCGTATAGATATCGACCTCGAAGCCGAAAAGCGACTTAATAAGATGCTTGACCGTGCGGGTTACACAGGACCTCGCCTTAAACTATGACACGTTATTGGGCAAAAATAATAAGAATGGTTGGAAATTTCAACCTAAGGAGATGGTACAATGGCCTTGTATCTTAGAGAAAATCTAACCTTTGACAAAGCAGGTATGATCGTCGAGTCTGTAAAAGAAGGCGACGGCGATCTAAAAACCCTGTATATGAAAGGGATTTTCATTCAAGGCGGGGTAAAGAACGCGAATGAGCGTATTTACCCCGTCCACGAAATCGAAAATGCAGTAGAAACACTCAACAAACAAGTCAGTGAAGGCTACTCCGTTCTGGGGGAAGTAGATCATCCAGATGATCTTAAGATCAACCTAGACCGTGTATCTCATATGATCACTCGTATGTGGATGGACGGACCAAACGGAATAGGCAAACTAAAAATTCTCCCTACTCCAATGGGTCAACTCGTAAGAACAATGTTGGAATCAGGAGTTAAACTAGGTGTATCCAGTCGTGGATCAGGTAATGTAAACGATATGGATGGTAAAGTCAGTGATTTTGAAATCATCACTGTTGATATCGTTGCCCAACCTAGTGCACCAAACGCATATCCCAAAGCAATTTATGAAAGTCTCATGAACATGAAGCATGGACATAAAGTGCTAGAGATTGCGAAAGATGCTCGAGGCAACAAGCAAATACAGAAGTATCTAGGTGAAGAAGTAAAACGCCTCATCAACGAACTTAAGCTATAAAACTTAAAAGGAATGTCGTACAATGAAATTAGACATTATAAAACCACTACTAGAAAGCGGCCTGATCAACGAAGATATCGGGAATCAGTTAAATGAAGCCTGGGAAATTAAGTTGAACGAGGCCCGCCAAGAAGTACGTGCAGAATTACACGAAGAATTCGCACAACGTTATGAACATGATCGTAGTGTGATGGTAGAAGCTCTTGACAAGATGATGACTACAAATCTTTCAGATGAAATTGCAGAATTTGTATCTGAAAGACAAGCAATGAATGACGACCGTATCAAATCACAACTAAAACTACGTGAAAGTGCAACTAAGTTCAATGATTTCATGGTTACTAAACTAGCCGAAGAGATCCGCGAACTACGCAATGATCGCAAACTTCAGATGGAAAACCAAAAGAAGCTAGAAGGTTTTATCGTACATGCTCTGTCACGCGAAATCAAAGAATTCGCAGTTGATAGACAAGCAGTGGTAGAAGCAAAAGTCAAACTCGTCGCAGAAGGCCGCAAGCAATTAGAAGCACTCAAGGCAAGATTTATCGCCGAGAGCGCAAAGAAAGTCAGCGGTGCGGTCGCATCTCAACTTAGGGGAGAATTATCACAACTTAAGGAAGATATCAAGTCTGCTAGAAAGAATAACTTCGGTCGCAAGATTTTCGAATCTTTCGCGAGTGAATTCAGTGTAACTTATCTCAACGATAAGGCTGAGACTCGCAAGGTAATGAAAGCTCTCGCACACAAAGATCGACAGTTAGCCGAAGCTACTAGAAAACTACAACACGCAGCTAAGCTCGTGGAAAACAAAGATCGCGAAGTAAGAATTATCAAAGAATCATCTCAGAGAGCAAAAATTATGGATGAACTATTGTCCCCGCTCAATGAAGAGAAAGCTGAAGTAATGAAGACTTTGCTAGAAAGCGTACAAACAGGTAAGCTGCAAAACGCATTCGATAAGTATTTACCTGCCGTTCTTAATAATGGTTCAGTAACAGCCGAAAAGGCAACTAAATCTGTGATTATAGAAGCGACCGGTAACAAGACTATCCAGAAGCAAAATGAAGACGATTCGTATACAAAAGACAACGTGATCGATCTCAAGCGTCTGGCTGGACTTAAATAAGAAATAATCAGGAGAATATTATGTCAAAAGTACTTTTAGAAAGTCGTTGGGGGGAAACTAAAGATGCCCTACTCGAAGGCTTAAGAGGAAATCGTCGCTCTACAATGGGCGTCCTTCTCGAAAACACAAAGAAGCAGCTTCTTGCTGAATCTTCAGCTGGTACCACTACTGCTGGTAATATCGCAACACTTAACCGCGTTATTCTTCCAGTAATCCGTCGTGTTATGCCAACTGTTATCGCTAACGAACTAGTAGGCGTTCAGCCAATGACTGGCCCAGTTGGTCAGATCCATACTCTACGTGTTCGCTATGCTCAATCATTGGGTGACACTTCAGCAGCAGCTACTCCGGTAACGGCAGGTGAAGAAGCACTATCACCATTCAAGATCGCGCAAGCATACTCACGCGTTCCTTCAGATGCAACCACTACTAGTTTCTACACTGGTGCTGACACTGCTTCGCTTGAAGGCAACGGTGGTAAGCAGATTTCTGTTCAGATCCTTCGTCAGGCTGTAGAAGCCAAGTCACGCAAGCTACAAGCTCGTTGGACTTTCGAAGCTGCACAGGACGCACAATCACAGCATGGTATCGACGTAGAAGCAGAGATCATGGCTGCTCTTGCACAAGAAATCACTGCTGAAATCGATCAGGAAATCTTGCTCTCACTTGCAACTCTTGCTTCAACTGAATTCACATTCAACCAAGCAACTGTTTCAGGTACTGCTACT